CAGAGATTGCTGAAGAACTGGGCTTGAGTCAATCCACAGTGAGCCGTAACGTGGCTTATCTTGGTGATTGGAACAGGCACAGAGAGAAGGGGCATCAACTGGTAGAAGCCTTTGAAGACCCTTCTGAAAGGCGTAGGAAATTAGTCAGGCTGACTCCCAAAGGTAAGCGGTTTGTTACCAGCCTTGCGAATATTGTAACGGAGTCCATCCCTAAAGATTACCTACAGTATGTTCAACAGTTTGTTGCCCAAGGCGGTAACGTGGGTGACGGCATCAATGAAACAACATAGGAGTATATTATGCCAGTAAGACAAAGAGGTAACTCATGGCAAGTCGATGTCCGAAAGAGGGGCATTAGGTTTCGCCATACTTACAAAACAGAAGACCAAGCTAACGTCATGTTGGCTAAGGTCGAGCAAGCTATTAGTCTAGGGAAGGCACTGCCAGACCCAGAAGACTGCAACGATGGTAAAGCTATGACTATCGCTGCCCTTTTAAGGAAAGCTGCTGATAAATACTGGAGTGACTCACTACATGGGTCTAAGAACGCTTCAGTTATAGAAGAAATCATCAATCATGTTGGGGAAAACGTGCCTTTATCTGCACTGAACCTTGAGTTGATTGACGGTCTAATCAGCCATTGGAAAGCCAAAGGCAATGCTAATGGCACAATCAATAGGAAGCTAAGTGTCCTATCAAAGTCAGCAACTTTTGCCCAGGATAGAGGGTGGTTAGACTACAAACCTAAGATTGAATGGCTGAGAGAAGGTAACGGTAGGATGCGTTTTGTTACTCCTGAAGAAGAGGCTGATATGTATCGTGTGCTGACCCAGATGAGTTACTTTGAGGAGCGAGACATCTTCATGTTCCTCATAGATACAGGGATGCGTGTCGGTGAGTTAAAGAAACTACGCTTTAGTGACCTAGCAGACAACAAGCTGTCTATCTGGGAAACAAAAGCAGACCATCCAAGAACCATTGTCTTAACGAAAAGGGCTAAGGATATTTATGTTAAGTACAAGGGTAAGTTTAGTATCAGTTATCGCCAGTTGATACTACATTGGAACCACATGAAAAATGCCTTGGGGCTTGAGCATGATGAGCAGTTTATACCACACTGTCTCAGGCATACCTGTGCCTCTCGTTTAGTTCAGCGTGGTGTTCCTCTCTTGGTGGTGCAACAATGGCTAGGACATAAAGGCATAGCAATGACAATGCGTTATGCTCACCTGTGTCCTTCCAATTTAGAAGAAGCAGTTAAGGTGCTAGAACCTACTGTGACACAAGCTGTGGCATGAGTGTGTCACTGAGACAGTAAGTAATTGCTATGTCATTGATATACTTAGATATGTTAAATTGGTATCAGATTTGATATCTATAATATCTTAGTATCCGCATTGGCATAGCACCTTTTTAAAACCACACGGGCTAGTCAAAAGCCCTCATCCACTCTGGCATACAATATCTGGGTGGATGTCACAAGCAAAAAGGTGCATAAATGAGCTACGAAACAAGTGATAGACAGGTAGAACTAGAAAAAGAGATGCGTGAAAGTGGTTTGTCACGCTACCACAAAGAAATCGCCAAAAAGGTAGAAAGGAACCAAGAGGCAAACACAGATTACGGTCAGTATTTATTAAGGGCTACGCTAGGCAAACTAGAGAAAGCCATAGAAGATTATGTAGACAGTGCAATGGGGGGTAAGTCTGGCAGAGCAGCCACAGGTGCGGTCATGGTGAGCGCATTAGAACCCTCAGTCACCGCAGTGATTACCCTTCGTGTAGTCCTCAATCAAATCACTAGGCAAAGAGCCTACACATCAGCATCCATAGCACTGGGCATGGCTCTGGAAGATGAGATTAGAATCAGAGCCTATGAAGAAACCAACCCTGCACTAATGAGGGTGGTGATGAAAGACCTGGAGGAACGCTCATCATCATATTCCTACAAGCGTAAGAAGCTTATCGAAGCAGCCAAAAGGGATGGCTTGGATTGGCAGAACTGGACACAGCGAGAGAGGCTTCTTGTTGGCAACGCTATGATAGACCTTACCATCCAGCACACAGGTCTTATCACCCATAAAATAATGAACAAGGAAGGCAAGAAGCGTAGGCTGATACTGCCATCAGATACTACGATGGAAGCCATCAAAGACCTTAACTCATTTAAAGAGGTCTTAAAGCCTGAGTTCTACCCCTGCATAGCACCACCAAAAGATTGGACATCACCATACAGCGGTGGCTATCACACGCACCACATCAGAGAACTAACCCTAGTTAAAACTAGCAACCATAATTATTTATCTGAGCTAAAGCATTTTGATATGCCCTATGTTTATGGCGCAGTCAATGCCATGCAACGTACAGCGTTTAAGGTAAATAAGTTTGTGTTACAAACCTTGAGGGAAGTCTGGGGGTCAGGCATACATCTGCCTAGCTTACCGCCCTCAGAAAACTACCCTATTCCTACCAAGCCTGTCGATATTGCAGAGAACAAAGAGGCCAGGACCGCATGGAAAAGGGAAGCCGTTATCATCCACACAGAAAACAACAGGCTAGACTCTAAGCGACTCCTGTTGAGGAAGACTATAGAGATAGCTGACAAGTTTCAGGATGAAGAAGCTTTGTATATGGTCTACCAGTTAGACTTCCGTGGTCGCATATACGCTGTGCCTAACTACCTAAACCCACAGGGGCCAGACTTTGCCAAGGCGCTGCTGACATTCTCAGAAGGTAAAGAGATTGATGAGAACGGTGCGTGTCACCTAGCCATACATGGTGCTAACTGTTTTGGGTTTGACAAGGTAAACCTGCAAGACCGCATAGATTGGGTACAGGAAAACCAAGATAGAATCTTACAGTGTGCGAGAGACCCACTGGCTGACCTGTGGTGGGCCAAGGAAGCTTCAAGCCCCTTTCAGTTTCTAGCGTTCTGCCATGAGTGGGCAGGGTGGTGTGAGCATGGTGATGGGTTTGTATGTCATCTACCTGTTTCAGCCGATGGTTCATGCAATGGGCTACAGCATTTTGCAGCCATGCTACGGTCATCTACTACAGGCAAAGAGGTAAACCTATTACCCTCTGATGAACCTGCTGACATCTACCAGAAGGTAGCTGATAGAGTGACAGAGAAGCTGAAGACAATCACTGACAATCACTTGGCAACCCTGTGGCTAGAGTTTGGTGTGAAGCGTGGGTGTACCAAGAGACCTTGCATGGTGTTGCCCTATGGTGGCAGACAGTATTCTTTCTCAGACTTTGTGATGGATTATCTCACTGATGAAAAAGAGAAAGGCAATCTGCATCCCTTTGGTGATGAAGCATTCAGAGCCTGTACCTTCCTGGCTAAAGTTATCTGGGATTCTATTGGTGAGGTTGTTCATGCAGCGACTGATGCTATGGGGTGGCTACAGCAAATCAGCAGGGTAGCATCGAAGGAAGGCTTGCCTATTAGGTGGGACACCCCAGTAAATTTTCCTGTACTCCAAGCTTACAAAGAAACAAAGCCATACCGCATTGAGACTAAGCTACTAGGCTCTACGTTTAGGCCCATGCTTTACAAAGAGACAGGCAGGATTGACAAGAACAGACAGTCTAATGGTATCTCACCTAACTTTGTTCACAGTGTTGATGCAGCTCACATGATGTTGACTATTGATGTAGCAAAACAGTGTGAGATATTTAGCTTTGCAATGGTACACGATAGCTATGGGACACACGCTGCTGATGCAGAGACATTGTGGTGGTGCTTACGCAAAGCCTTTGTAGAAATGTATAGCCAGACAGATGTCTTAGAAGATTTTAGGACAGACCTGTTAGACATATTACCTAAAGACAAACACGACTCTATTAGTGAAGCACCATCTAAAGGAAGCTTGGATATAGCTAAGGTAGAAGACTCAGAGTTTTTCTTTAATTAATACTATCCACTTTGACAATTAATACCCGCCATATTAGACCAGCGGGTTAAACTAAAGGTCTATCTCAAGGAGAAATTTATGGATGAAATCTTGGAAATGTATGAGAGGGAAGGGACTCCTATCCCCTTAGACATAATGGTAAGAGCCGTAGAAACCTACGGTTATCTTATGGAAACTAACTATCCACTAGAGGATTATTTACATGGCGAATGATTACATCGGGGTAGTAACCCCAGCGGGTACTGCCATATATCCGCACCTCACTCAGCCTGACACTAAGTTCAACGCTATGGGTGAGTACAAGGTGAGCCTAGCGGTTGATGAAGCAGAGGCTGCACCTCTCATTGCAAACTTTGAACAGGCTACTAAACAGGCTGAAAAGCTACTACCAAAGGGCAAACCCCCCAGGATGGCTGAACCGCCTTACTTCAATGAGGTCGATGATGAAGGTCAGGACACAGGTCGCATTGTCTTTAAGTTTAAAATGAAGGCAAAGATTAACACTAAAGATGGTCGCACTATTGAGATGAGTCCAAAGCTGTTTGATGCACAAGGCACTCTAGTTAATGACGTTGACAGCATCTGGGGTGGCTCAACACTGAGAGTATCTGCTGACCTTGTTCCTTACTATGTAGCAACTACAGGTGCTGGCGTTAGTGCAAGACTGAAAGCAGTTCAGATTATCGAACTGAAAACTGGAGGTGGCAGTAATGCCTCATCATTTGGATTTGAAGCTACGGAAGGATATACCGCACCTGAAGAGGAGACAGCGGAGCAAGAGGGATTTGTCCATGAAGAAGACGAAGACTTCTAAATATCGGAGTGGCTTAGAGGTGAAGGTAGCTGACGAACTAAACCAACTGGGTGTTAAGTTTTATTACGAACCACCTGGTTGGGTTATGTACCAGAAGCCTTGCTCTAAATACAAACCAGACTTTGTGCTGCCTAATGGAATCATTGTTGAGACCAAAGGGCAGTTCCTCAGTTCAGACAGGTCTAAGCACAAGCTCATCAAAGAGCAAAACCCAGAGTTAGACATCAGGTTTGTATTTTCAAATTCACGAACACGGATAGGGAAGAAGTCTAAG